TCCGACCATGTATGACCCGATTGCCATTGATAAGGCGGCACTGAAGGCCATTGGCTGGAACAACCCAGACCAGTTCATGGCACCGCCAGAGGCTCAGGGCCGCATGCCACCTGAAATGCAGCAGGCTATGGCCCAGATGCAGATCAAGAAGCAGGAAGCCGATGCCAAAACAATGGCCGCACAGGCCAAAGTGCAGGTGGATCAGGTGGATTCGCAGACTAAAATGATGCTGGCACAGGCACAGATTGCCAAAATGCAGCAGCCAGACGCGCAAAAAGACCCTGCCGACAACCAATTGAAGCTGGCGGCATTGGAAAACGAGCGCAATAAGCTGGAATTGCAGTCGCGGGACGTTCAAATGGACGCCGAAAACCGTGCGGCAGACCGTGAGGCGCGTGAACGGGTGGCATATGCGGGTATTGTGCGCGATTTGATCAAAGACCCGCAGTCGGCACCGCTTGCCGAGCAAATGCTGGACCCGAAATTCATCGGTGAACTGAAAGAAGAAGGCTGATGTCCAAAGTTGTCCTGCGCGCTCTTGATTTAATCGGCAATCACCTTCGCACACACAAGTCAGGAGGCGGCGCAGACGCCCCTCTCGACCTTGCCAAGCAGGTTGTGCAGCAACGGATGGACAACCCAGCCCCTGCGGCTCCCCCTGTGGCTGAGAAGGGCAACACTACGCAGGGTTCGGTGTTTGCGCCAAAACGCGCACCATTTGCTATTTCTCCTCGGCAAGACCTTCCTTCCGATGAATCTGAAAGCATGCCACGGTCTGACACAAGCAATCCAAGCATTATGTCTTTGGCAACTGCTTTTGATAAAGCAATCAAGCACCACACAAGTCTTTCTCGTGGCGACCGTATTGCTAATTCAAAAGAGGCAATGAACCGCCTCGGTCCATTGGTCGGTATTCGCCAAGATAAAAAACTTGTTCCCTTGCTTGGTAAAAATGCAAAGCTGTTAAAAAGCGAAACAGGGTACGGCGAAGAAGAGCCTGTTACTCTTCCTGATGGTCGCGGCATTGAAACAACAGGTTTGGCTTTGGCTCCTTCGTATCAAGAAGGAAAGTTTCATACATGCCCCAATAGCGCATCATGCAAAGATGAATGCCTTGGCAAAACCAGCGGAAATTATTTCAAAGTTGGCGGCGGCATGGATTTGAGCGAGTTCAAAGGACCGCGCTTGAACAGTTTGAACAAAACAAATGCCATGTTGCGCGAACCAGAGGCTTTTGCCGTTCGACTTTATGATGAAATTGCTGCCGCCAAACGCGAAGCCGCAGAAAACGGCAACCATCTCGGCGTTCGATTGAATGTTTTGTCAGACATCAACCCTCGCGTTCACAAAGCAATCATTGAAGCGCATCCTGATGTGACGTTCTATGATTACACAAAGAACAATACCACACCGATAGCCCCCAATCATCATTACACCTATTCATCAACAGGCTTGACGCAGGAAGGCGTAGAAAATCCGCACTCCAACTGGAAACAAATGCGCCGTAGGTTGGATCAAGGGTACAATGTGGCAATGGCATTCTCTGATAAAGAGCATTTGCCTGAAACTGTTTACGACAAAGAGACCAACAAACGGTATAAAGTTATCAATGGCGACAGTCATGACTTCCGTCCTCTTGATATTAGCCCAGAGGGCGAAGATGGCGTTGTTGTTGGGCTGAAGAACAAAAAAGCCTTTGGCACCGAAAAAGATGCTCACATTGATTCCAAAGGGTTCTTTGTCAAATATGATCCAGGTCGGCAAAAAACCGAAAAAGGGACATATGTCCGTGGCGAATCTCAAGGGTTAGGCCCGTCTGGCAAACCAAAACTTGGTCCAACAGTCCGCACCAACACAGAAGTTGCAATTGAGCCGCAGCATAAAACAGCAGAATTGAAGGATGACGTAAAATGACCGCTCCAAAAGTTGAAAAAGATGATTTTTATGCGCAATTCCCACGGTCAAATGATGAACATTTTCATTCTACGGCACATGATCGCCCAGAATGGTGGGAATCATATGCTGGTGTTCCTGAAGATGAAACTGGTCCTCGCGTTCATTACGCTCGTGGCGGCATGCCCAAAGTCCATCCCGCTTCAGTCATCCCTGGCGTTCATATCGTTGGCCACAACCCAATTTTTCACGGGGATGAGTGATGGAAGGCAAAGCAATTGGCGGCGGGACATTCGCTGGCGTAAAAACTCCTGCTCCACAACAGCTTGCCCGTGTAGCTGACAAATTCATATATCATTCTGGCACTGTTGATCAGCTTGACGACATGAAATGGGGACTTGACCCCCAACATGGCGATTGGATCAAAGAAATGTCGCATCATGTTGGCGATATTGAACCAGATGAATTGTTGGAACAATCAACCCCATTGGTTTGGATGTCCGACAAACCATCATGGGTTGCCATGAAGGTCGCTCGTAAATTGAAAAAGCACCCGCATGACATTACCGATGATGAAATTCGCCAGCATGGTCATGTTGCAATGATTCCACGCAAGGGAGATCATGCAGAACATATTTGGCATGTTGGGGAAGAAGGTTTGAGCAATGGGGAATATAGCCCTGTAACAAACTTGAAAGGTGAAACCAAAAAGGCTGGTTGGACAGATTTGTACGAGGACGGCAAAAGTCCTTTTGGTGTTGAACGTAACGAATATGTTTCAGCGCAACCAGTTGAGCCAATGTTTCATCTTACGGGTCAAGACCTTGTAGATTTCCTTCATGCAAGCGGTAATAGGCCCAAAAAAGCAGACGGCGGGGACGTTGACGGCATCACGGTATACCAAGGGCGCAGCAAGAAGGGTGCAAAGAAGTTCTTTAACCCAAATGGGCATGCTTGGGGAACCACTTTGCCAGAAACTGCGGAGCAATTTGCGGGAAAAAGTGATACGCACTATCCTCACGCAACACCACCAAGGACTGAGACCAAATACCATGGGGAGGTGCATAAGTTACGGTTTGACATAAAGAACCCAATGCATACAGACATTAGGGAAACGCTTTGGAACCCAGAGCGCGAAGCCGCCAAGATTGCTGAAGCACAAGCGAAAGGGCATGATGGCCTTGCAATTTATCATTCCCCTGAGAAAACAGATTATGTGGCGTTTCACCCTGATCAAGTTCAGCATGTAGAATCATACACACCCACACCCGCCATTAGCAAGGAAGGTGGCGGCCCTGTAGAACAAGACGGCATCACGGCGTATCACGGATCGCCGCACGACTTCGACGAGTTTGACACCAGCAAGATTGGCACTGGTGAAGGCGCGCAAGCCTACGGGCATGGGCTGTACTTTGCTCAGAATGAAAATATTGCAAAAAAATACAGAGATACTCTTGCTCAACAAAGAAATCCTACAGCATCAATAAATGATCTTATTGGTCAAATGTCCAAAAACAGTCCAGAAAGCAGGACGCATAAAAATATACAGTGGTACATGAAGCAAGACCCAATGTTGGCAAGTCATGTTGATGACAAAGATATTGTCCAACATATACACACTGCGTTGAATGGTCAAAATCCAGATGGGACAGTATCTGAATCTGCGTTAGATTCTTATGGTAAATTGACAAATAAACTTGGCAGGGACAACAAAGGCCACATGTACGAGGTGCATATCAACGCCCACCCGCACCACATGCTAGATTGGGATAAGCCGCTGAGTGAGCAGCCGCATGTTGTTCAGCAAGTTATGACTCCTGATACTGTTGAAAAATTACATGCATATTTAAAACATAATGACATAAAAAGCGCAGAACCTGATTTTAGCAATATCAGCGGCCAACGCCTGTATGAGTTTTTAGGTTCTAAAATCATTGGTGCCCAGAAAGGTGATATTGACGCGAGCCAACATCTTCACAGCGCAGGCATCAAAGGCATCAAATACCGTGATGCTGGCTCTCGTGGTGCAAATGAAAAGCCAACTCACAACTATGTCGTGTTTGACCACAACGATGTCGCCGTTCGCCGCAAGTATGAGCAGGGTGGCGAAGTTGATGACATCCCAGACATCAAGAACCCGATTTCGGTGTTCCCGAAGCCGCAACGCATGTTTCCTGAAGAAAACAGGCCCGCTGGCGGGCAGTATCTGAACGCCAAGACCAAGGAAGACATGACAGGCCACAAGGCCGCACAGGCTTCTATTGGCATCGCGCCTGGTGGCAGACCATTTTTCAATGCTTCCGCTGATGCCGTTGAACAAACGGGGTCGCATGGCAAAGGTAACGCTACCGCCAAAACCAATTTGTTCAAACAGAAGGCAGGCTGGAAGTGGGTTGATGCCCCTGAAGGGCACGAGGACACAGGTACTATCGTCTCTGTGGAGCATCGCGGACATCACCATTACGCTTTGAACGCGCACTTCCCAAAAGGTGTTGATCTTGCGCGATATGAAAATTCAACAAGTGAGCCGCGCCTGCGCCCGACCACCAAAGGAAATGTGACCAAAGGCGACCAGGTCGGTACTATTTCAGTTCGCGGCAAGGAACACCCAGTCTACAATCATGTAATTGTAAAGGCGGGTGGTGGCCCTATCGTAAAACGCGCACTTGAGTTATTATC